TTGATCATAATCCGGAAAAAACCCTTTTAAAGTATATAAACTCAAAAATAAAATGGAATTTTTAAAATTTTTTTGGTATATGTAAATGACAGAAAAAAAGAGGAGTGGTAATGACCATAAGAAAGAAAGTCAAAATAATATGGTGGTTTACAAGCCTTGGCAACGAAATATAATCAATTATATGACTAAGTTTTGTGTGAGTCAAGATGGAATATTTTTATATCATTACATGGGAACGGGAAAGACCCTTACCGCTTTGGGAATCGCTCAGAATTTGGGACTTCCATTTTTAATAGTATGTCCAAAGGCGTTATTCAGCCAATGGAATATAGATTATTTAAATAAATACCAGCATAAATTACCTACTAATCTTGGAGTTATTTCTTATGAAGAACTTACGGATTTTTTGAGCAACTTTCCTAAAACAAAGTTATCAGAAAGCACTTTAATATTAGATGAGGCACATAATTTTGCAAATTATATGAACAAATTAAGTTTGAGCTCATTACAAAAGTTTCGAAAAAGAATTGTGCTATCTGCCACACCAATCTTCACCGATGTGAGTAATTTATCTTTTATAATGAACATAGCTCGTGGTAAGAACATTTTACCGATAGATAAAACAGCATTTGAAAAAAAGTATTACAAGGTAAAAGTTGTAAAGTCTGTTATATTAGGTTATATAGGGTTTAATATAAAAACGTTGCAACGTATTACATCGTCCATTTTTAATTCCCTTAGCGTAATTACCACTTTTGGAGGCGTTTTCTATGGTGTGGCTAAAAATGCCCGATCGTTTGGTCTTAATGAAAGTTCACCAACTATGGTGATTATGAGGTCAAAACCCGTAGAAAAACTTGTAGGTATTTTGAGCCTTATGACATGGCTTAGCACCTTTCTTGCCAAGAAATTAATGCAGGTTTTATTTTATATACTTGGTGCAGTTGTTAAGGTGGGCGTATTCCAAAAGTTTATAGATTTCTCAAAAGAAGCGCTATTTTATAGTCCAATGCAGTTGTTTAATAATGTTAGCGGAGGTATCAAGACTGAAGTGATTACTAAAGTTATAGGAAGTACATTATTATCCAGTTTTGCTCCAATGATTTTCTTTTTGTTTTGTAATGGTATAGTAAGATTGTTATTATACGCATTTGGTGATAAGGCTGAATTATCACAGAGGGATAATTATACAGAGCCTGATTTTAAAAAAATCAACAAAGATTTTGGCACATATGTATCATACTACAAACCAAATCTGAAAGAAAAAAACCATCAATTCCCAACTGTAATAAACAAAGCAACGTATATCAGTATGACGTTCACTCAAATTTTACTTCTTTTACGATATACCGTTGCAAAAATGGATTATGACGATTACTTGGCTTTGAATATTTTTAAAAATTATGAAGACTGTGAATTAGGTAATTATGATCAATCAGACAAGACATTATTTTTAAAGAACGGTGTGTTTATTGGAAATATTTGCACATTTAAAAATGAAGAAACAAAATTAAAAATATTTAATTATAGCGATATATTGTATTATGATTCTTATAAATTGTGTTGTTTTTTGAAAAAAAATATTATTTTTGATGATATTTCACTAAAGTATTTTTTTATTGAAAATTACATAAAAAACCATCCAAAACAAAAAATTGTCATTTACTCAGAATCAAGTTCATCAGTAAAAACACTTTCAGCGTATTTGACTAGTAAAAACTTAAAAAATCTATTACTAGAAAATGATTCTTCTCCTAAAATGTTTAATAGGATTATGGAAATGTATAATTCAAATAAAGTAAATATTCTCATTTTAGATGAAAATTATTATGAAGGTATTTCAATAAGGGGAGCAAATGTAATGATATTATTAGAAGCAACAAGTAATATTTCGAAAGCTGAGCAAGTAAAAGCCAGAGTAGTGAGACTTGATTCCCATCCTCCTGGAAGCAAAGTAGAAATTTTTGATTTGATTTCTACGATGAGTATATTACCTACATTTTTTGGTAGCGTATATACCTGGGCACGTTCAAGCAAGTATGTAAGTTACCAATATCTATATACTGAACATAATCAGTATGTTACACCAGATACAATCGTATATTCAAAACTTAATAATATGAATACGAATTTGACAAAATTCAAAGAGTCTTTAAAAGAAATATCCGTGCAATCGCTGAAAAAATATCCAACAAAGTGTGAAAAAATAAATTGTAAACAAACACAAATTAATAAAACAAGTGAATGTGGTAAAAAAAATCTTGAAATGGTATTAGGAAAAAAAAGAAGAAGTGAAAACAAAAAAAAAGCACAAAAAAGGAAGAAATAAGCTACTACATAAATTTATATAGTTTTTTAATAAAATATTTTTACTTTGGTTGTGTTTTAATTTTATTGACAAAATTAAAATAAACTGCAATCTATCATATAAGATTTATAATACGGGGAAACCAAGAGCTCCACCAGAAATTCGAATAATATTATTATTAACAGCAGTAACGACAAATCGGAAAATTTGTGCGCGTTGAGTGATACTGTCATCACCAAGAGCAGCATTGACAAGATTTTTAGGTTCTGCAACGAAACGAGCTTCAACGGAAGCAGTTGGAATGATACTTACGTTAGTAAGTTTACCATAATTAGTAGATCCAAGTGGGTCCAAACACATAAAATCGAGCGAATAAGAGTAAGAATGGTAACCACATTGGACTGGAATAACAGGTGCAGCGTAGTAAGGTTGGACGAGTGAGAAGTAATCACTACCCATTTGAGCGAGCCGTTGAGTATTTTCATAAATGAGGCTTGTTTCACCCACGGGGTCGGACCCTGGGAAGAAATCTTCAACGGTTAGTTTTCCATCACCTGTTTCTTTTAGACTTACTCTTGATTCAAGCGTTGTGTAATTCGACCAGGATGATGGAACCGTTACGTTCTGGACCGCAAAAAATAAAACTTTGATTGCATGACTGAACCGAATGTCATAGGATTGATTTGGATTTTGGAAAGGATTGTAACTTTGGATTGGTGCTGTTTGCACCTGTTCTATCAAGATGTCTCTTGGAGCACATGCCATACGTTTTCTCTCGTCGTTGGATACGAGCGCGTAATTTCCCCATACTTGCACAGAGGTAATTTCAGGGAAAGCAGCACCGAAATCAGACACTACTGGAACCCTAGAAATTACGAGGGATTCATTAGTATCTTTATAAGTGATTAAATCGTAGGCCACAATAAGTTCGGTATAAGTTCGGAAAGAAAATTGAAGACGCATGTCGTTATAAGGAAGAGCTGCTGTGGGAAGGGCCACACCCGAATCTCGACTATAGAAAAATGGTAACGGAAGATTTAATGTTTTTGCTGGGAGGGTTTTGGATGGGGTGATGAGGTCATCAGTCATACCAATCATATTTAAATATCCGACTTGTTTTCCTGCTGGTGTGGTGAATGCAGTCCAGAAATCCAAATGCCAATTATCAAATCGAGCAGCAACAAGATCATTGAAGGTAATTGCGGCTTCACGAATAAGATTGTGCATTAAATTTGGGGTCCACGAAACGTAAGTATCAACGGTAACTTCACGTCCATCACGAATAGAATCAACTGCTGGAACAGTAACAATTGGAGGAAGAACAATTCTTAACCAGGTATATAGTAAGTAGTCACCAGCTCTACTAATGCTGACAGACCAGTCTTGAGAAAAACCAGGTGTTCCACTGGCTCTGCTTAAAACTACTGGAACTTGAGTGAACCATGTTGATTTTCTTGTAGCGCGAACAAAGTAAGCTGTGGCATCACGGCCACCGTACATGTATTTTTCCAATTCATCGTAAGTAGCTAAATCGATGAAACCGGATGTTAAATTAGATGCGACGATTGTCATTTTTTTTTATTTATCATAGTCGAGAAAAAAAAAAAATACAATTTTTTTTTTTGTTTAAAGATTATACAGATTTAAAGAAAATGAACACCATAGATATTTTATCCATCCATGAAATTATTGTTCGAGAATATTCTGAAGATTCGTGTTCATTACCAGATATGTCTTCGGAAGAGTCTATCCAGAAATGGAAAGAACTCTATCAACAAATATCTCAACACAATACTTCAGAAGATGTTCTGTCGGATGTAAAAGCAAAATTCATTGAAAATAAAAAAGCGAAAGCTGAAAATTTTAATTTTTATGTTGTCGCTGTTGTCCCTATCATGGAGGATTTTATTCAATGTAAAAACGCTTTGCAAAAAGTGTCATTTTTTAGAAACTTAAATGATTCTACTATGGCAGAAAATAAAAAAAAATTACATTCCATCATTAATAAATATATAAATACTGTAGAATACTACTTTCCACATACCTATAGTAATTATTGGAAGATTGAGAATGATTCTTTTCAAAAACGAAAAAAGATTAAAATAAATCTGATTCGAG